TGCCTCGCTCAACATTCTGAGCAATACTTATAAATAAGACCATAGCATAATGCATATGGTCGGCACCATTCTGCCGATAAACTAATTATAGCATACAAATGATTATTATTCGATTCTTCTAATTAATTGCGTCTTTATCGTTTCTAAAGCCGAATCAGATATTTTTGTGTTACCAGAAATTGTATAGTGACTTAATTTAGTTATTCTTGATTTACTTACTGATCTAATATCTGTGATTACTGCATAAGATTGCTTGTTATAGCGACTTAATTTTTTAGTTAAGCCAACAATTTCATGAACATTTTTTTGTTCATTCAATATGTCTTTTAAAATTCCTGATATAAAATCCTTTATTTTGTTGGTGTGCGAAATCAATTCAAAGATATTTGGATAATTTTCTTTTATATCAATATTTTTAACTGCCTCAATCAGTTTTTTGTAATTTTCATCTTTGAACTCAAACCAAAATACAGTATGGTTATCCAATATATTAGAAACATTTATATTATTTTTTTGAAAGAAATTCACTTCTTCGTCCGTAAAATTAAAAGTTTTATTTCCGTTAACTGCAATAAAGTCTTTGATTTCTTTACCGTGATTGTCTATTTGCGTTTTTAATTCGTTAATTCGATCATTTAATAATTTTAATATGCCATCCATAAGTTCATAACCTAAGTTAGCATAGTCTCTGTGATAATGCGATGATAAGGGAACAACCAGTATTTTCTTTTTATGCTTATTATCATCATTAGAAAGCACCACGCCAAAATGTTTGCCACCTAATTCATCTCCAATTGGCACACCATAATTAACCATTACGATTGTCCCTTGCTTAAACCTTTTGTGGTACCTTGGCGCTTTCCTTGATAATTCCTTTGATAATTGAACCCCATAGAAATGCATCCAATCTGGTAAACGTGAAATTTTCCAATTTTGTGGATCACCTTCAAAGTAGACATGATTGAAAGCTGATAATTTCTGTCTTTTTTGAGATTTGGAATACTGCTTAAAGCTTTGCATTTTTCTCTCCTTTCACTGGCTCTGGACTATGCGACCATCTGTAAATAGGTAATAAAGGTCATGAGGAATGCAAAAGGCTTTAGCAAACTTGTAGTAGCTGTCAAAATGGAATTCATTGTCATCGCAATATTTTCGCAACAAATTAATGGCAAAGATATTAGCATCGGCTTCACCATGATTTACAGTTTGGTCATTTAAGTTGTAGTATTGCTGATCTTCATATAAAACGTGTCCGATTTCATGAGCCAATAAGAAAGGAATTTCAATAGGGTGATACCAGTTAGCATTCATTATTATTAACTTGCCAGGTTCGTTATAGCTAACAGAGGGGGCATAAACTGGTAGCCGGTTAGTGAATTCAACTCCAATGTGGTACTCAAACATTGCGTAATTCATAAGATACCGCAGTAGTCGATCGTAATTTTCACGATTTTCTAGCGTTAAACTTTCAATAGGTACATTCATAACGCTTACTACTCTTTGTTCAACAGTTCGGGATGACGTTTAAAGTAACTTTTAGCTAAATCTACATAAGTATCTTTCAAATCTTCTGGAATTTTTCCACCATAAGGCATCCCTAAATCAGCGAAGGTTGGATCTTGATTAATCTTGTGTTCCTTCTTTGCTGGCATGGAAGGATCGTCTGTTTTTCCTGTCAAATAATCAGTAGTAGTATGTAGCACGTCAGCTACGGCTTTTAAGTTATTAGTAGATGGGTTAGTTTTGTTCCAATGATAGATTGAACGGGTACCTAAACCAGCTTTGTCGTTAACTTCTATTAAAGATAAGCCATGCTTTTTAGCAAGCTCTTTAATTCTTTCAAACGTTTCAAACGGCGTCATAGTAGTATTCCTCAAAAAATTTTAAAAATAAATTCGCAAAATACGATTTTTGTGTTGCATTAATTCGCATAATGCGTATAATAGATATTGTCAACAAGTTAAGAAACAAGTTAGCTAAGCAAAACTAGAAGCAGATAGCTTAATTAGTGCTTATTAGCTATACATTTATATTCGCATTTGCACATTTAAATGTCAACAAGTTTCGCAACTTATTGTAAAAGAAGTGGAGGTGAACTATATGCCGATTGAAGAAGCACTGGAAGAAACAAAAAAGGAAGTCGAGAGAAAAATCAAGTTTGCGCTTCTTGATAGAGGAATGACACAAAAGCAATTGTCGGATTTAATCAACGAAAATAGACAGCAAGTTAACAGGGCTATTAAAGGTGATACTACTCCTAAATCAAAAGAAATTCGCAATAAGATCTATCAGCTTTTCAACATAAAGGGGATGAAGTAAATGGAACTGACCAAAAAAGAAAAGCAAGAAATTGCTGAAATGGTTGTAAATCTTTTAGACAAACAAAAGAAGCCAAAAATTAATCCAAGTTGGACATCACTCAGAAAAGATATTGAGCAGTATTGCAGAAATACCAAGGTCAATATTCGCTGGTATAGCTTGCAAACCAAAATCTATGACGCAATAAGAGCTGTGCTCAATATTAGTCGAGTAGATGACATGACTACTGAACAATCTGATGAAGCTAGAAGGGTATTCGAGTTCATTAAACAAGAGAGGGAGAAGTGGACATGATCGCAATGATAGAAAACATCAGCTTAGATGAACTTTATGACCTTCAAGAAAAATTATTCAAGTTGGAGATGCTGACCACTGACAAAGATGTATCAGACAAGATCTATGAAGTGCTTCACCTGGTTGATGAAGGAATTGAAAGGAAAAAGAAAAATGCAGGAACTAATTAGAATTACAGTCCAAAATGATCAACAACTTGTTTCAGCAAGAGACCTATATAAGGGACTTGAATTAAAAATTAGATTCAGTCTTTGGGTAAGCAAAAACTTTGACAGCTTTGAAGAGGGACAAGATTTCACCAGCGTATCCGCAGATACGGAGGTCTCAAACAACGGTGGTGTTCAGGTTAGAAAACTTCAAGACTACTTGCTAACAATTGACATGGCAAAAGAGCTTTGCATGATGTCGAAAACTGAAAAAGGCAAAGAAGTTCGTAAATATTTCATCGAAGTTGAGCGCAAGTGGAATGATCCACAAGAAATTGTCAAACGTGGCTATGCGATTCTTCAAAACGAAAACACTCAATTAAAGCTCGAAAACAAGAATTTAACGATTCAACTTGAAGAGAGCAATAAGAAGGCTGATTACCTTGATGTGATTTTAGGAACACCTGATGCGCTAGCAATTTCACAGATAGCTGCGGATTACGGCTACAGTGCTGTGAACTTCAACAAACTACTTCATAAGGTTGGCATTCAACATAAGGTCAACGGTCAATGGATCTTATATAGAGCCTACATGGGTAAGAACTATGTAACTACTAAGCCATTTATCTATAAGGATCACAAAGGCAACAACAGAACTAGTCTTTCAACTTATTGGACGCAAGCAGGTAGAAAACTTATCTACGACGTTCTAAAAGATAACGACATTTTGCCACTGATTGAACGTGACGACATTGCATAGGAGGTGATTGAAATGAATTGCTACAAAAACATACGTGAAGAACTTGAAGCACTCAATGAACTTAATAATTCAAAAACAGAGTTTGGAATGGTTAAAGAGTTCGATGGCAACGGTGGTGTTACACGTCCAGCAACTATCAAAGATCTTCAAGATCTCAACAGTGAAATTATCGCAAGCATCTGTGATCAACTTGGAATGAGTGACATCTATCTAGGAGGTAATAAAAAATGACAATTCTAGCAGCTATGTCCACTAAAGAATTGTGGTCGAAGTTATGCGACTTGCTTATTCAAAGAATGGCACTCGATATCACTAAGGAAGAATGGGAAAAGTTAACAGAGCAAACCAACAAGATCGATGCTGAATTGAAGCGTCGTGGTGAATTTCTTAGTTAGGGGTGTAAATCATGGATTTACTGACAAGTAAGAAATGATGGCAAAGCTGAAAATCAGCCGGTCGACATTGATGAGACGTACAAGAGATTGTGAACATAGTCCCTACAAAAAAGCAGTTATTCATGACGGAGCACGAAGATTGTATTACCGCCTAGAATTGTGGGACAAGTTCATGGAATACAGAACTGATAAGTATTACGAAGAAATTTACGGAATCGAATCAATTCGAGACAGGAGCGTGATCTAAATGGAAAAGTTTAGTCCAGAGCAACGTGAAGAAGTCAGAAAGATTGTTAGAGAAGAAATAAAAAAAGCCAACATGCAAAGCATATCAGCTTCAAAAGTTGCCGAGATTACTAAAAAAGAAATTGAAAAGATGGGAGCCGAATTTGGCTCTGATACCACGATCTATTAAGAAGGTCAGCAATGAAAAATTTATATTTTATTTTGATTTTAACAATAAGTGCTATTGCTATAGTGCTTGATCGAAAAGTGATCAAAAAGCAAACAGGTTTTGCATTAAGCTGGCCATATTATTTGTACGTTTTGTTAATTGATCTTACTGTATGCGTTCTTTTTTACATCATTTAAAAGATTAACAGATTCATTATTAATGTGTTTGGTGATCGAAAACCAGGCGCTTTTATCATCAATTTGCGAAAGCTTTAACCAGTCTTGCATTAGTTTTTGATAATCGGGTGAAAGATATGGTAGCAACTTAGAACCGCTTTTTACAAATTGATTTCTGGCGTTGGCTTTTAATTGCCAGCCACCCGTTTGCTCATATGTATTAAGAACGTTAGCAGCTGCAACGAAATTTGTAACTAAATCATTCAAAGTGGAAATTTTATCTTGTGAATTTTGAAAATGTTTAGTTTTAATTTCTAATTCTCTCCACTTATTACTATGCACATTGTTAACGATAGTTACTATGACGGGAGAAATTATAGCAGCAATAGCAATCACGGCAGTTATAGTATCGGCATCAAATTTTATATTAAATCACCTCCTTATTGAAGGCTGATTTAATTGTAGCAGATTGAAGGTGATAAACGATGCAGCTTCTAGACGAAGAAAATTTAACTAAGTTTGTGAGATCCATTGTGATCTCGATGAAACCAGAACTTAAATCAAATCTAGATAAAAAAGACGTGAAAAAGATAATCGAGCTGTCCTCACGTGAGTGGCTCAATGTTGGTGAGTCAGCAAAGTACCTTGGAGTTAGCGATACAACTTTCAGAAGCTGGCGTAAAAAGTACAAAATTCCGTCTCGGACAATTGAAGGGATCACACGATGGAAAAAGTCGGATTTAGATAAATTTTGGAAAACTCGTGGAGTGAAAGGTTACTTATAGAAAAATGACTAAAAAGGAAATTGAAAGAAAGTATGGAAAAACAAAGCTGGATCACGCACTGAGTTACTTCTGCATGGCATTCGAGAAGATCCTTGAGTTTCTATCAATCATCTTCGTACCACTTCTAGTGGTTCAGCAGACCGTACTGTATGGCGAGAACCATCCAGACGTAGTTTTGCCAGCATTATCAATCGTAACGGCTTTAGTAATTGTAATTGGTGCATTAGTCATTAAGCACAACAAGAAATAGGAGGAAACATGAAATTATGGAACAGATTTTTAAATACTTTGTATCTCGTAGACAAGCCCATTTCCTTAGCGCTGTCCAACAAAATTGCCTTGCTAATAGCAATTGTTTGCATGTTGCTAGCGGGAGCTTTTCTGAACTTCCAGCCTACATCAAGAGTTTTTTAGGCATAAAAAAAGCCCTTTAGCTTTGCAGAGCTAAAGGGACAAAGAAAAATATCTTTAAACCAAAAAGTAACTAAGGAGATTATACCACAATGCTTTACTCACAAGAACAAATTAATCGCAAGAAGGAATTAGAAGAGCTTGAAATACAAGCAGAAAATGACCCTGACACATTAGTTGTTCAGTTGCCTGAAGGCCGTGAGGCTTTAATTGGCAAATCTGCTGACGACTTCGTAAACGGCTATAAATCTGCAGCTCAATTTCTTAAAGGACGTTTAAATCATTACAACGGAGATTTAAACAAGTTAGCAGATGAAATGGACTACAACGATGTTTCACCTAACCATTTTGATTTTATTTTAGATCTTAGCAACTACGGTGATGATCTTTTGAAGTTTATCGAAGATTCTTATAATTGCCAAAAATTAACCAGTTATTTAGGTATGGAGGAGTACTAATCATGAACGAAAATCAATTAATTAAATTAGATGAAAAGGCTGTAGCATTCCCAGTCAACTTTGCACCTGCACAAATTGACTTCAGTGGATATAACCAAATGAAAGATCAAATTGATCAGTTACATGAAAGTCTTGAAAACTATGATGTAACGCAAGACAACCTAAAAGACGCTAAGTCTACCCGCGCAAAGCTAAATAAGCTTACAAAAGCAATTAAGGCACGCAAAGTTGAAATTAAAAAGAAAGCTGAAGCGCCAGTTAAAGATTTTAACGATAAAGTGGAATCGTTAGTGGCTAAAATTGACGATTCAAGCGCAAAAATTAGTGCTGGTATCAAAGTATATGAAGATAAGGCAAAAGCCGAAAGACACGAAAATAATTTAGAGCACACTAAGACGATGTGTGAATTTGCTGAAATTGATCCTACAAAAATTAAATATCAATCAAGCTGGGACAACAAATCCTACAGCAAAACTAAGTTTGAAACTGAAGTCGATCAACAAATTGCTTTGATTCAGCAAGAACAAGCTCAACTTGCTGACAACATCAAGATCATCAGTGAAAAAGCTGAAAGCTTAGGTTTGCCCGCTGATCACTGGATCAAAGCACTAGATAATAATCCTTTGTCATTCGTACTTAATGCAATGTCCGAATACAAGGAAGACCTAGATGCCGTCTCTGAAGCTCAAAAGAAAACCAAGTTGAATGAACTTAACAACCTTAAAAAGCAAGGAGATAAGTACGTTGATCCTGAAACTGGTGAGATCAAAGAAAAGGTGATCTCACTTAAGTTGGAAGTCAAGGGTACTCCATGGCAAATGAAGCAGCTACAAAGTTTCCTAAAGGACAACGGTATTGAATATCAAGGATTGGAGGGCTAATCATGCAATTATTAGAAAGCCCAGCCGACTGGATTGGACAAATTTGCTTCAAAGCTATCTCAGGATTGAAGCCAGAAGATGCATTGAAGGCAAAACTGGCTTTGATGAGTGCATTTGTTAATGTTCAAAGAAAGCTGCAACAGCCAAGTAAAGATAAACAAGGTTATGGCTATAAATATGCTGACTTGAACGGAGTTATCAAAGCTATCCAAGAAGCAAGTTCAGATGAGGACATCGCTTATATTCAGCAACCAGTAACCGATGGTGGCAAGACCGGTATTCATAACTACTTGCTTAATAGTAAAGGTGCGATCTTCGACTTCGGTTCTTATATGTTGGACATCGGCAGTCCTAATCCTCAGGAATACGGTAAGGCACTTACTTACGCTCGTAGATATTCAATCAGCGCTATCTACGGCATCGCTTCTGAAGACGACACTGATGCTAAGGAGTTTAACTCTAAGCCTGACTACATGACTCCTAAGGAGCTTAAAGGCATGACAATTAATTATGATGGCAAGCGTAAAGACTTAACTGAAGTGTTTGCAATGGCTATGGCTGGTGATGAGTTAGCAAAGCAAGTAATCAAAGACAAAGGCAATTCAGTTAATGCGAAGATTGCTATTAAGAGTATCAGCGCTATTTATGAGTTCTCTAAGGGCTTACTTAAGGATCGTGATAAAGAAAAGTCAAAACAAGATGCCGAAGATCAAAAAATCAAAGAAATTGTTGATGGCAAGAAAGATTCAACTAAGAAGAAAGATCCATTTGCAAAGCTAGGTGAGTAAAATGAATCAACCAAGTTATTACTCAATAATGCCAGCATATGTTAGATATGATAAAGATCTTAAACCTAATGAAAAGCTTCTTTATAGTGAAATAACTGCCTTATCTAACAAGTTTGGTTATTGCACGGCTTCAAACAATTACTTTGCTCCACTCTATGATGTCAGTAAAGAAACGGTATCACGTTGGATAAGTCATCTTAAAAAGAAAGGCTATATTCAAGTAGAAATAATTAGAGCTGCAGATAAAACAGTCCAGCAACGTAGGATATACGTTTCTGTGGAAGGGGAGGTATTGACAAAAAGATCAATAGGGTATTGTCAAAAAGATCAAGACCCTATTGACGAAAATGTCAAAGAGAATATTACAAGAGATAATACTACAAGTAATAATATTAATTCTTCTTCTAATAAATCGAAACCCTCCCCTCAGAATGAAACTGTGGATAACTCTAAAGACAAATCAGAAGAAGAAGAAACAAAAATAAATTCAAGAATGAATAAATTATGGTTCACTATCAGAAATTACAATAAGACATTCAATCAGCATCTTAGACCTACACTAAGACAACTTAAACAAATCAGATTAAAAGTTTCTATGTTATCTGATGATGACTTTGAAAGTCTTAGCAAAGTATATGATCAGCGTGTTTCAGCATACTTGGTGAATAACCCAATAGGCTACTTGATAACAATGCTGAATGATGAAATCAAGATTGAGAGGCATTACAAGAAATGAATAGACTTAGAAAATTAATCACGTCAGCCGACCAGCTAGTTGACGGAAAAAAGTACTGGTTGCAATCCGAATTTTCTCTTACGAGGTACGAATGCAGATTTTGGGAAGTTGACGAGCATACAGCATGGTTCACTACCTATGCGCCGCATGCTAGGTTTATCGGCTTAACCGAGTTGCTTAGAAACAACGGAGATATTCCGTTTTAGGAGCTAAAAGATGAAAAATTCAAAGTATTGGCATGATGAGCCAGTTTTCCAAAATAGGACACCAGAATATTTCTATGGCTATAAATGCCCTTATTGTGGTGCTAAGTTAAAGCCAATTGATGAAATTACGCTCCTTTGTAACACATGCAATAGGTTTTGGTTTTTCCACCATTTGCAAGAAAAGGGAACAGAAGACTGGTAAAAGTAAAAGGAGTTAAAGAAATGACAGATAAAGAAAAAAGTAATGATTGAGGGGTGAAGATTATGAAAGTTAAATTACTCTGGTCTCATTTTTTGCCTGATTTGGATAAAAAGATTAATGAGTTTATTCAAGGTAAAAAAATCATCGATATTAAATTTACGGAGGTGGTTTCGGACGACTACGGTAAGGGCGATTGGTCCGCACTAGTGATGTATGAAGAAAAAAGAAACAGACACTTTAAACAAAAGGAATTTAATATTTCTGATGGCGAGGACCCCAACGAATTCATAAAAGTTCATGATGTTGTTAATGCAGTAACCCTTAAAGATGAGAATAACGAGCTAGTAACAGTAGTAATTTATGAGGATGAAGAAAATAGCAGATAAAGCAGACAAATGACCGGCTTGTAGAAAGAAATCATGATCTTACTAGAACTTTGAAGATCATGATGGAAATTAAAAGCGATAAGTAGCATATGAACAGTTACAGGAAGAGCTTTACAAGAGGAGCATAAAAATGAAAATAACTGATAGACAAATGGTAATTGACTATTTAACTTCTGCTGCACTTGTATCTAGTATGAAAGAAATAGAAATAGATAATCAAAAACTAACTAGACAAGATCAATAAGCGGTTGCAATTGACTTGATTAATAGAGCTTTAGTTCTTTTAGATGAAAATGGTTTGATACCTTTTCTTGAAAATATTGATGCTAAGAAAAACAGAACTGATTTCTTAATGAATCTTGCTATGAGGTCTTTTAATTTTGTTAACAATAATGAAGAATTTATTAGCCCTGATGAAGAAGAACATGAAAGTCACGATTTATGATGGCGACTGGCGGGGATGCACTTGTTGACTATGTGAAAGCACATCATGCTCTTGTGCCTGTCGACTTTGATCACAAGTATTCGAACATGAGTGATTACTTGAAGCAAAATATGGAGGATTACTAATGCAAGCAGATAAAAGAAAACGACAGATCCAAATGAGATCAAATGACATTATGAAGTACACAGCAGTGATTAACTCACTGCTCACCGTCGGTGCACAGAAAAGTAATCCACGGTATTGCGAGATCAGTTGACGATGCGCTAAAGATTGTAAACGAAGGATTAATCGGTTATGGCTATCCAGATACCGATAAAAAGGAGTGGTATTAATGGAGATGGCTGCAATTATACTTAAAATTCTTTTGATCATCTTATTTATGGGCTTACTGGTGATGACTTTTCTTATGTTTGGTGCAGTTGCCTGTGACTTATTTAAAATTATTAGAAATCGAAAATATGGACGTAAACGGAAGGAAGAAAAATGATATCAATTTGGTTCTTTTACACAATTTTGCCATTAGTGATGATGCTTATTGTTTTAGCCACAGCATCAAATAAAATTTGGGCATTTATTTCAATTTTGCCGATCTGGATTATAGCAGCGGTTATTACTTACTTCTTGCTACCGTCGAGAAATCTGCTGAGTATTCTCTGGGGTAATACGTTTTATGGGATATTTTATTTAACGTTAGCTTCTCAGGCTTATGACGATGATGACGATGCTAGTTCAAAGTTTTTAATGGTGGGCATCCCCGTCTTAGTGATTTTGTTCTTAGTTTGTATAGGCGGATCATTGCACTCACACATGTCTGTTAAGCCAACATGGGATTCTATATCTAAAGAATATTCAAAAAGCACAGAAGCGCCAACATTCAAGCGCAATGAAACTCCAATTGCATTAGCACCTAAAACAGTTATTAACCGTGTTAGAAAAGCATCGTCTGATATTCCAAACACGCAATATTATTCGATTTCTGATGAAATTCAATCACAGTACTACAAAGGCAAGCCAGTTTATGTGATTCCAATTGAATATAACGGATTTTTTCAAAGCAATAGAGCTGGTGAGATTCCTGGCTATTTCATCATTGATGCTACTAGACAAAATGCAACACCAAGATTTGTTAAGAAACCTTATTACTACGCAGTAAGTGGCTACTTCAACAAAGATGCGTCACGTCAAATCTACCGCCACAATCCTAGTTGGCTTAGTTTAGATACGCCACAACTTGAAATTGATGACAATGGTGATCCTTATTGGGTTCAAACAGTTTACAAGTCAGAACCAATGAGCCATAGGGTTAACTTCGGCAGATTACATGTGGCTGTCCTAAATGCAAGAACCGGTGTAACTAAGACTTATTCAGTGCACAACATGCCTAAGTTCATTGACGAAGGCATCACGACTGGCATTGCTGATAAGATCAACAACGATTTTGGTAAATATAAGTATGGTTTCTGGAACTGGAGCAAGACCGGCATCATGAAGCCGACCGGAAATGGCGTTGAAAATGGTGTAACTTCAGTCTTCAACAAAGATGGTTCGATTAGTTACTTCACTGACTTTACTACTGATAGAACCGGTGCTGATTCAGCATTAGGTTACAGCATGATCAATGCAAGAACTGGCAAGCTCACTTTCTACAGAACTAACAACATTATGGACAGCGATGGCGCTAAAAATAATGCTGATCAAGACTACAAAGCTCAAAAATGGCGTGCTAATATGCCAATTCTCTATAACGTAAATAATCGTCCAACTTGGGTAATGACTATCCTAGATTCAACTCATGCTATTCGTGGCTATTACTACTTAGATGCAAGCGATCAAAGCATTTATGGAACTGGTAGCAATCCAACAAGTGCTCTGGATTCATTTAGACAGGCTCTTGTTGATTCTGGCTCTTCGGCAGGTAACACACCAGGTGAAAAGAAGAAAAACTTCTCTGGCGTGATTAATCGAGCTGCAGTTGTTTCCAACAAGAACAAGGCAATGTTCATGCTGAAGGGCAAAAATATCATTTTCACTGTGAATACTAATGATTATGATTTTGCCAACTTAATTAGACCTGGTGACAAGGTTAAGTTCTCAGCAAATGTTGTTAAGGGCAAGTCAATTGGTAACGTCAATGAATTTGAAGATAAAAGTTTAGATTAAGGAGATTATCAGTTGTTAGTACTTGGTGTAGGAGAAACAATCACGGATGGCGTTCACATCTATCGTTTAGAAGACGATTTGAACCTTCATTTCTGGAAGTTAGGCAATAAAGCTGATCATTACGTAAGTACAGCAGGCTTGAAATTGCGCTTAGAGATTCATAGTGAGGATAAAAATGAAACCAATTGATCAATTAAAGTCAGTCTTAGCTGAGAGTGGTTATGATGTCATCAACGAAGACGGCTATAAAATGCTAGAGAATGCAAAAGTTATTACCACCGTTGAACAAGCCAAGGTCATTGCACAATTGGTTAAGGACATTGCCGAAGCCAATTACAATGCCGGTTATTATAAAGGTAGTACTGATCAAGCGTTTGAAGATGGGAAGAAATTAGGAGAAATACTCAATAAGCAAAATAAATAATGATGTGATGTAGATTTTAAAGTTTGAAGAGATACAGGAGTGGGACAGTGTTTTTATTTGATTTACCAGACGAAGTTTTAACAGCAGAAAATGTAGATGATTTTCTCAGCAGCCAGATTAACAGAATGGAACGGCTCAGTGGGGTTAGTTTATCTAGTCCCCAGCTATCACTTGCTCCCGCTCACTCAAATGGCGTTAATAGCCAAGAAAAGATGATGGAAAGAAGGCTGGCAGCATTTGATGTTTTGAAAGCAATCAAATATGCCATTGATCATACATCAGGTGTATCTCCTCAGATACTATTTGAATTTTACGTCTTACATAAGAAAGTATGGGAAATCAATCGTGACTGTAATATGAATCATAATCAGTTCGGTGATTTCAAGAATGTTGCATTGAATCAATTTGCTGAGTGTTGGATCTCGGCACAAGACAAGTATTTTCCTGATGAAGCTGATCGTTTTGATTTGCAGATTTATCCTGGTGAAACTCTAGCAGACGCTGGTTGGAGAGCAGATCAAACTACGCGAAAACGAAAAAATGGGATGTAACCGGGATGAAAGTGGGATCATACCGGGATTTGAAAAGGATTTGCTTGGGATTTAATCGGGATTAAGTTGGGATCGCCCGATGATGAAAAAAGCAGATAATTGTTATTGTCGAGAAAGTAGATAGGAGATCTACCTCGACCGATGCGACGGAAATTCATTTTTACCAATTAGATCTATTCTCCTTGTAAATTAGAGTGACAGCATTGCATACTATGTGGCTTGCAAGTTACCTGGTTCGAATCCAGATGCTGTCATAGCCTCAGAAATACTGAGGCTGAATCAATCTTGTTGTTTTTTATTGAATTTGAACCCGAAGATTCAACAAATGCTTGAAGACAAGATAAATCATGTTTCCCGACGTGTCGCAGTAGAATACCTGCCTCACGTCTTAGCTCTGCGATGACCGCAAGCGAGCGGAGCATTGATATAAAAAAGGACTATTGAGTCCGTGTTCTGATAACAAGGTTTTCCTAACCTAACCGCCTGAAAAGGCGGCCCCTTGATCTAAGTTCGGCAACGTACATGTTTTCTAAATTGTGGAGGTGAAAATCTCCCCTTGATCATGTTGCTCTGCATGCACTGAAGGTCGGCACTTCATTAGATCTTAGCCAGCAGTGATGTTGGTGAACTGATAATCAATAAATCATTATAAAAAATCTCTCAAATTGTATTAGGTAGTAGTCAAACTGCTACCATTCTGGGCAGACTCGTTGTCTGTCCGTCGATGAGTCGATTATTGCGAGTTTTTCCAATATAGATTTCCTCTGTCGAATTAAATTGACCAATGGCGGACAGTTTAGGTTCAATTCCTTTACTGCTCATTTCGTGGTTCTGTTAGTTAAAATCAAGAACACATTATGTATGAACACATTCAGGATCACGTATTAAGGTGCTGGTTAACCCCAGTGCTTTTTTTCGTGTGAAAGGAATCAGCAATGTATCGCACTAAAAAATATGGTCTTGTCTCATGTAAGGAAGAAAACAAAATCCTTGCTGAACTTGAAAGAGATGTCGAGCACAAAAAGAAACACAAACATAAAAAAAGAGGGAAACAACATCATGGAAAACAAAGAATTAATTAGCAAGTTGATCAAAGAACGTGAAGGATATACAGAAAGATCAATCAAGATTCAAGAGTTTCTAAGATCATCTGAATGTGCAAAGATTGGTCACACTCAAAAGCAATTATTGATTGATCAATCTAATCAACTAAACGGCTTAGCATTCATTATTAATATGAGAATTGACGACTTGAAAGACAGCAACGGCACTGATTAAGTTCAGTGTCTTTTTTATTGGCCTGATTTAGGAGGTGAAACCAGTTTTGAAGAAAAAAGCAAAGAAAAAGAAGTCAAAAACTATTCCAAGATTGACACCAAAACAAAAAGACTTTGCTGA